CTTGATACTATCTTTTGCTTTTTCAACGCATCGTTTTTGGGCACAATAGACTTTATACTGTCTCTTTTTAGTAGGATCATTTAACTTTAAAATACCAAACTGTTCATGTAAAGAAACTTGTTTGGCCGGTGGAACGACTTCTTGGACTAAAACATCCACTCTTGCTTCCACACGATCTAATGTGTCTTTCGTATCCTCCAACGTATTCTTCGTTTCATCCAACGTATTCTTCGTTTCCTCTAACGTATTCTTCGTTTCAATCAACGTATCTTGAGTGATATCAAGTTTACTATGCGTCATTTCGTTCTGTTGTTTCATTTCCATTAACATCTTTTCAGCACGTTTTTCTGATTCCTGTCTCCGTCTCTCCGACTCCTCAAACATCTTTTCAAGTCTGCATTTATCATTCGTTAACAAACGAATCTGGTCTTCTCTTTCTCTCACTAAAAAATTCTTTACAATCTGACTAGCTTTATAATAAGCAGACGGGCTTAACCAAGATGACAAATCTAACAATAGATCTGGGTGGACATATGTTCCACGAAGATCATTAGGACTAGTGTTATCTTTAATGGTAGCCTCCTTGATATCAAGGAGGCTATTAAAATATTTAATTAAATTTTTACAGCGATCAGTAATAAGATAATTATCAAATCTCTTTCCATCACCGGCAGAAGCACAAAACTTGGTTGCATTGATATACCCGTTGGTCATATCCATGATACACTCAATGCCTAAATACTTGGCTTTAGAGTATTTTTCGTTAATTGGTTCGTAAGCGAGTTTAGTGACGTCCATTTTTTTTATTTTACTTTCATTTGTAAAATAAAAAATCAATTTTAAATATATTTGATATTAACATATATTTTAGGGTAATAGTAAATAAATGTTGGGTCATCCATTATATATGAAACTTTTTTAAAAACCTCCTTGATATGACAAATCTAACAATAGATCTGGGTGGACATATGTTCCACGAAGATCATTAGGACTTGTGTTATCTCCTCACCATTAATACCTTATACCCCTTAACATATATTTTAGGGTAATAGTAAATAAATGTTGGGTCATCCATTATATTAGAAACTTTTTTAATCGTAAAACGATGTGAATACTGTAAGTTTTAAAAATATTTCAAAAGTTATAAATATATAATTGAATTGACGATTGAATTATAACTTTTATAGTTTTAAAAATATTTCAAAAGTTATAAATATGTTGAATTGAAAAAAATTATTATTTTACCTTACGAAACGTTATACTAATACGCGTACTTCGTTCGACTCGTTTTCCTGTAGCGTCTATGTCCGATTTTCTAGATGGGATAGAGTGAGTCCATTGGTCGCGAAACTCACCTGATAAGACGATCGCTGAACCTCGTTCTAGCATTTTTTCAATTTTTGCATTTGCATTTTTTTCGTTTTGAAAAACCATAGAACATGTGCTTCCAAGAGACACACTCACAAATCGCGTTGGTAAATGGGAGAGTCCATAAGTGATACCGTTTGGGTATTCAACTTCTTTGATTTATTTTTTGATAAAGTAGATCTAATTTTCATAAGATATATTTCCATAGTAATTGAGGATCTAATTTTCATAAGATATATTCCCATAAGATTTTTACCCCATAATTTACCTTTATCATCAATATATCCTCCCCAAATACTTGATTTTTCTTCATCACGTTTCGCTCCTCGTTGAAATTCTAATAAATAAGCTGATCCTGTATTTAATAAAATGGTCCTAAAAGGTTCTGTAGAATATTTTGCAAGAAGAATCTTCATCCATAACTCATCCGATGAACGAAATGATTTATCCATAGTAAGATTTAATTTTTTCATTCTTTCTTCATTAACCGACATCTTTGCAATCACTCCTATATTTTTCTTTTTCATCCAATATTCCTGTTTTTTCTTTGATTCAGACAAAGGAAACACTAGTTTAAACCCATTTTCACTTCCTAAATCACCATATACACTAAATCGATTTCGTTGTGATTCGATTACTTTTAATGATTGATATGCATGTTCTGTCGAAGGATAAGTTATACCATCTACAATAATACGTGCTTCTGAAAAATTAGAAAGTTTACAATAAGGATCCTTCATTCCAGATCCAAAAAGAATAACTACTTTATTAACATGAGAATATTCTAACTCAATTTCTTTTTTTCTTTCTCGTTCTCTTAAAACAGGGTCTATCATTAGTTTTTCTAGTGTTTCTCTATCCATGTGTTCTGTATCATATCCTAATACTTCTTGAATACATTTTCGTAATAACAATAAATAATTGTATTCCATTTTGACATTCACGACATTTGTCATTTAATAATACATTTAAAAAATTACATAAAGAAAAATTTGGTAAAGATATTAAACTTTTTTAAGAGCCTAACCGTTGTGTGTTCGACCACGATTTGACTCTACTAAAAGTTGATCAACTCTTTAGAAATATTTTTAAAACTAAATTCAATTGAATTACTCTTAACATATATTTGAAACTTTTTTAAGAGCCTAATTAGAACAATTACACCTCGTTTTATAGATTTTTATAAAAAAAATTATAAAAATCTTATGTTTCATTTAAGGTCATCTCACATTTGTCATGAGTATCTTTTAATAATTGGTAATAATCTGGTGATAATTTACATTTTCCTAAAGAATAAGATTTTAACACGAAAAGACAAGCTTCATAACACTTATTATAATTTTTATAATTGAAACTATTTCTTATAAAGTTATGAATAGGAGCTTCTGGGGATTCATATATATAAACATAGTTTGTGATCATTTGTCGATAATCTCCATAATAATGTTCAAACAAATCAGGATTATCAAAATATACAGGACTGTATAACTGTTCATCAGCATGTCCATATCCTTCATCGACATAATGTATAAACTTTTTTTCGATTAGATCACATACCTTATACATATAATAAGAATTTCCTGTAAAAAATCCACTACACATACTACATCTTCCATATTTAAAGTATTCTTTTGTATCGTATACTAACTCAGGAGGAATATAATCAATATAACAAGTTGAAAATTTATTTCTATTAACAGATAAAGCTTCTTCTAAATGAATTAAGTTTGTATACCCCATTCTTTCAATGCAAAAATTAATCCAAGCAAAATGTGTACTTTCAAATATGTTTTCTTTAATGACTTCTTTTAACATATGATATCTAGATAAACAAAATAGATAATAACTAGGTGTATTACGATTATCGAAATGATAAGGATTATTTTTCCGATTTAATTGAATTTGTTCTCGGTATTCAGAGAATGATTTATCTCCTGATTCTAATTTAATATCATCAAATTCTATAACAACATATTTTGTCTTGTTACAATGAGGACGTATCTTTACGATACTATCATAACTTTCTTTATCACAATATATCACTAAATGATAAGGCAAACTAAGTGTGAAATTTGAATTTTTTAAATAATAATCTAAATCTCTTTCAAAAATCTCTTTACTTGCATCAGGACATTTTGTTAGATTAAAATATGCTGTAACCAATGTCCAGTTAGAAATAACTGATGGTTTTATATTTAAATTTTCACCAAATTTAATAATTCCCGTCCCAGACCAATGACCATAAGATGTCATATCAATTTTAATCGAAGAGTCTATTTTATTCCAAAAATTATCTCTCATCTCTTTAAAATACCAGATATCATCACAAATCATAAATCCTCTATAATCAATCTTTTTTAAGTAATTAAAAAAATCATATTCCATTTCTCCATTATGAGGGTCTACATCTAAAAGAATAAAAGGGCTTTGTAAAATTAAATCTTTAAATGATTCATCTTTAAGTATATCATTTGTATGAAAAACAATATTACTTCTACTCTCTATATATGGATCAATACTTTTTTTTATGATATCAAAAGTATGAACAGTATTTGATTTATTAAAAGACAATGCAAGGGCGCTATTTCCAGTATGTGTTCCGATATCAATGATCACTGAATTTGAATATAAAGTTGAAAAGTATGATAGTAAACGATAATGTTCCTTTCCAGTCTCTCCAAAGAATTCATCATGTTTGAATGAAGAAAATTTAATGTCAAATAAATTTCCGATAGAATACATTTTTATTAAACGACATTTACTTTAAATCTCTTTTAATTTATATTTCAATGTTCGACCACGTTTGAGTCTATTCCCGCTTCACTCGATAATTCATTCAATCTATTATTTTTACTATTCAAAATATATTATCAACACACACAAATTTTGTGTGTGTTGATGTTTTTTAAAAAATAGAATTTTATATTCTAACTTGTTAACGCCGATAGTTCCGATCGGAACTTTGTATCATCTCTATCAACCGTCATAATCTCCATCACCTTCCCTGCTGAAACAGTATATTGATCAGTATCCATACTACCATCTTCCTTTGTCCACAACTCTTCCCCCGATTTCTGGGCTTTGACAATCACATCACCTTCGATTAATGCTCGTTTCAGTTTAATGGCTTTCACATCTTTTTCTACGATTCCATCGCTATTGGTAAACTCAAAGTTATGACGACTTGGATCAACACATTTGTACATCAACTTCCCGTCTGGTCCTTTGAGAATATTGTCAAAAACAAATTTAGCCAAACCTCTCTGTCCATTACAGACCACGTTCTTGTTAAGACCTTCGCCGATGATCGATTTGAATTTCTCCGTATCATTCAAATTCAAGGTATTGGTCAAGACGATAGTATTATTTGTTGTTGTGATAGGATTACGGGTATTGGCAATCACTACATTCTCAAATTTTTCCAACTTTGCTTCAAGCTTTACAATCGTTGTTTCTTTCTCTTCTAGCTTTTGGTGATAGTTTCGATCTTTCTCTTCTAGTTGTCTTTCTTTATCTTCTAGTTTCTGGTGATAGTTTCGATCTTTCTCTTCTAGTTGTCTTATATAATTCGTTTCCGTTTCTTTTAGTTTATCCGATAATTTTGTAATTTTTTCAATATGACCGTGTACAATTCGTTTAAACTTATTAATTTCATATTCTAATTTTTTAACATTAGTTTTATATTCAATTTCTTTTTGTTCTAGTAATTTTTTACAACGTTCCTTACATGTTGTAAGATGGTCAAGTAACGTTGCTTTTTGGGATAATATCTTATTACAAAACTCACATTCAAATGTTTTTTCATCTGGTCTACCTTGCATTTCTAAACAATACTTTGCAGTCTTTTTGTGAGCAACCAAATTACTTTTTGATGAAAAAGTTTTATCACAAAATTCACAATTCATCTTTTTATTATTAGCTTTTATTTTAAGTAATAATAAAAATAATTTGAAAAAAATTCAAATCAATTCAAAGTATATCAAATCGATTTGAATTTAGTTCAAACCAAGTCAAATTTAATTTAAATAAACTCAATACACTTATGTAAAAAATGAAACGTCTGGTAAAATAAACCGTCTCGATTGGCTTGTTCTCTGTAATCTTTTAATTTATATTTCAATATTCGACCACGTTTGAGTCTACTAAAAGTGAAACGGGAATTCCCGCTTAACTCGATAATTCATTCAATCTATTATTTTTACTATTCAAAATATATTATCAACACACACAAATTTTGTGTGTGTTGATGTAAAAATAAAACCCAGATTATAATTCAATCGTCAATTCAATTGAAACATCTTTTTCAATCGTCAATTCAATTGAAACATCTTTTTCAATTGAATTGTATTTTTAAAATTTTGAAAATATTTCAATTGATTTTTTAATGACAATCATCTTGGTAATAAACACGGTATATAGACACTAAACTTGTAAAAAATTAAAAATTATATTATAATAAATGTACAAAATCTGTCTTATTGCATGTATTGTTATCATATGTCTCATTCTATACTTTACAAGTGATAATGTAAGAGAAGGATATTCTGAAAATCCTCAAAAAGATTTTCAAGACTTTGTGAATGAGACATTAACCAGTTATCTAAATAAATATCTTATTCCATCAGCTAATGATTATATAAAAAATATGACTCTGAGTCGAGATTTTAAACATTATCTTTTACAGGACCTTATATGTGATATTTATGTATATGCAAATCTGCATTTAATAACTACACAAACACAGTTAAATCCTATTTCTATTCAATATGATAATAGAGGGAACAATGTAATCACTTTAAAATATAAAATTCCTTTGAAATTAACTTTCAGATTAGATACAAATATACATGTATGTGGAGATAATAATCAATCTGCTGTCTTTAATTTAGATAGATTATTATTAAGTGGAACCTTCCAGATCGATTGTAATCAGAATTATAAAGTTAATTTTACAATCGATCAATTAGATGGAACAGATTCCATTTATGACTCAGTTTTTGATATATTGAAAAGCACATTATCAAAATCATCTTTTTTAATTAACCCGTTAGTATTAACTTTTTATGAAATATTTGTAAATTCACCTGATAAAGCAAAATCAATGATTCGAGATGGAATCGATGTTAATCAACTCATTATTTCTAGTCTAAAGTCTTCTTTGGAACCGTATATAAATTCCTTACCTCAAATCAAGCAGTATATCTCTAATAATAAGACTTATATCGATATTGTGACAAATGTACCTGAAGAACCTTGGGATATAAAGGATGTGATTAATCAACCATTTAATTATTTACTTATATCTAATTTAGATACAAATATGATGACAACACTATGGGGTAAATCTTTTACTAAACAACAGATGTTTATTTCTAATAACGATTTTTCGTCTTGTTATAAATTCGAAGATATCATTCATCGAATTCAGATGTATTATACACAACAAAAAATGCCTATTCCTGCTGGATTTTTTCATAAATTTAAATTATTACCGATTAATGTTAACGCACCCGTTCCTTATAAGTTATTGACGAGTGTTGAGTCCTTTACAGATCCATGTAATATGATACCTACACTCCCCATTTTGGGTATACTAAATGATATGTTCCCAATTCGTATGCAATTTAGTGATATTCAATTTTTATTAACAATTGATCAGACTTATAAAGGTATAAAAGCTGATGTATACGGAAAAAATTGTTCTTTTCCAAATGGTACATTTACGGTTTCAAACGTCCCTGCCACGATTGAAATGACAGGTAATCTGTCTCCTTTTTTTAATAGTCTACCCATTCATCCTAATTTAGAACATATTATCATTCATAATTTATTAATTGAGTCAATGGATATATCATTATGTAAAACAAAAGATAATTTAGTCATTAATAGTTTAACTGTATCTCTATCTGACGAGCTGAAAACGAATGTACAAACTAACGATGAACAGGTTGATACGATCATCAATTACATTATTAAACAGAATTATGGAAAAACGTCAAGTTTAGATAAGTATCTAAACGATCAATTGAATGTCATAAAAAATTATGAAATCAAACTCAAAAACGATGGCATTATTGATACAATCAGAGCATTATGTAACTAATCTAATTAATGTTTTTCTAAATTTAAAAAAGTGCTCTCTTTTATAAAGCTCTTCTAAAAAAAAGCTGATATGCATTTTCAAGTCTTCGATGTCAATTGTGTATCCTTTATCTTCTTTTAACTTTATGATATATTTATTATTTGGATGCACAAAAACATCTGGTTTACCATTTCCACTGTACCAAGTACCGCTACACATATTATCAATGACATCTTTCACTATACTAATGTATTTATTATCAATCTTGAAAGAATGAGAGACATGAACATGTGATGTAAATGATACAATAAATGTCTTTTTTCGAAAGCACATTTTTATATTATTAAACTTATTTAAGTTCACATTTACACTTCAATGTAACATCTGCTAATATCTTTGACATTTTATCCACATCTAAAAAGCTAATTGGTTCATAATCTTTTTCAAGGTTGTCTATTACACAATTTAGACAAACTTCCTTATATTTTGGTTTAAGCAAAGTAATAATAAATTGTTTAAAACAATCAGCCCATCTTCCTTTCACTCCTAAAGATTTCATTAGTGAGATTTCTTTTTGATCTTCTGGTTTATCCATAAAGTCTTTATAGGATAAACTTTTAGATATACTGGAAACACAGCATTGTAAAAGATCTTTTGGTACTCCGGCCATACGTGATTGTAACAAATTATAAACATCTGTTATTTGATCATCTGTCCAAGGAGAAATCAGATTAGGATTAGAATTAGGATTAGAATTAGGATTAGAATCTTTCTTATCAAAAAGACAGATCAAAATAAAAACTAGAGCTATTATTGATAATAAAATAAGGAGATATAGCATTTATTAATAAATAAAATATAAAATATAAAATATAAAATGTACGACGTAATTATAATCGGAGGTGGAATTGCAGGTTTGTACACGGCTCTCAAACTCGTTAAAACTCGAAAAATCTTATTATTAGAGAGTTCAGATAAAGTAGGTGGAAGGGCAAATAATATTGTATTTGAAAATACATGTGTAGTTACAGGGGCTGGCATAGGGCGTAAAAAAAAAGATATCATTTTACAAAATTTATTATCTTTTTAGCAGCATTTTTACTTATAATATATGCGAATGCTACATTCCAAAATTTATAAACATCTTTTTTAATAATGGAGATATCATCAGTATGAATTTTACTTTGTTCAGTTTTATTACAATCAAATACTCCAAGTGAAAGATGTTCTAAATTATACATTTGAAAAAGTTGACAATGTTTTTCTAATTTTTCTTTAAAATTAACTGATATATCAATATCATCTTCTAAAATTACATAATAATTATTAATTGTATCATCACATAATTTATTCCATAATTTT